TTCCGTCCAGAATGCTCTGAGTCATACCTAACTGGCTGAAAAGCATACTCGTCAGGTATTCGATCTGAGACATCAGGTTGTTTTCAATCGGACGATTAAGCTGCGTGATATGCTCGGTGGCGTCGGTATAAGCTATTCCGTACTTCGTTCCCGTCAGCTGTTTCTCGATGTCCGAGCGGCGATTTTCAGCCTGCTCGCGGCGTTTCGGGGTTTTGATCGAGTACGGCAGCTGAATGATAAGGTCGAGCTTTCCGCTTGAATTCTGCTCGTCGAGAACGTCAAGCAGATTCATCTTGCGGATAAGCCGCTGCATAGTCGAGTTTTTCTCGTTCATCACAGCGTAGAACGGATTAGGAATAATGGCAGCAATTTTCTTTGGAATGATGAGGTCTTTCTTTCGTCCATCGCGATCGTCGTAGAGATTCACCTTTATATGCTGAGGATACCACTCGACAATTTTTGCGGTTCGCATAGACAGAATGTCGAACGTGCCGGGATTCTTAGGCTCAATATCTGTGTCTACCGGAACGACCGCGACAACGCCCTCGTCAAGCATCGACAAGACTATGTCCTGTACAAAATCATGCGCCGCCTGATCTATATTCGCTTCAAGCGTCAGACAGTTGTTCAGACCGCTGTCCATCTCTTCGAGAAAACGTTTATTATCGTCGAGACGGACGTGAAAAATATCGACCGCCGCGACATCAAGCGCGATACGATTGTAGATAGAATTGACTATCGACTTCTCGTTGCCACGTGACAGTCTCGGGCGGTCTGGACGGTAAGAATACGACGCGCCCAAGTCTTTTCTGTGCTCCGTCGGATCCTTATTAAGAAAAGCGTTCCAGGCGTGCTGCAGCCTGGAACCGATAGAAATGTTCATTTTGAAATTATCACCTGCTTGCTTTGGGCATAAAAAAGCACCGCAAGTCTTATGACCTGTGGTGTCAGTCAAATGCCTCCCTGTTTATCTTATAGGCTATGTACGCGTCCATAGTCGCCGCTACGGGGTCAATCTTCTGGTCCGAACGCTTTTTCAGCAGCTTTCTGTTTCCGTTGGTGTCCTCAATGGTGATACAGTTGCCCATCGCGAAGGTCATGATCTCTTCGTCATGCAGCAGCGCTTTTTCCTCGGCAAGCTTTTTAAGCTCACCAAGCGGCACGGATTCTGTTTTCGCTCCCTGAATGACCTTTTCGATACCGAAAGGTCCGTTCTCTGTTTCCCAGCGTTCGACGAAGCCCTTCGCGTTGTACGGGTCAAAGCCAAAGCTGCGGACGTCGTAATCACAGTTTGCAATATACTCGTCGAGATCGTCGTAGACGTCCATCATGTCGAGAACCGTTCCTTCAAGAACGATGAGACTGCCTTCAGCCATAAAACGATCGTAAGCAGACCTTGCCGCTCCGGGAAGCTTCATCAGCGTATACGAAGAAATATAGCTCCTCGTTTTTACACCAAACGTACCGTTCGGCAACGGAAACAGGAACGCGAATGAACAGAAGTCGTCTCCTCGCGAAAGGTCTGCGCCCATAGAACAGGACATCCCCCAGTAATCGCGTTTCTCCGACGGAAGAGTGTCTTCGTAGGTGAAGTAGTAGGTAAAACCCTCCATAGGGATCCCGAAGCGCTTTGCGAGAATATCGTTGCGCGCGGAAGGGTTATGCTCGGCTCGCTCAACATCGAGCTGATACGTTTCATACGAAACAGTCTTTCCGAGATTAGGATTTGCCTTGAGCCAAGTCTCCGGCTTTGCGACCTCATCGATCGAATCAAGCTTATACCACCAAATAGAAACGTGAGGGTTGATGTACTCGCCCTTGAGTATCTTCATCAGCTCCATTTTGATGGTATCGCCGCTGCCGTTTCTTACGGTGCCCTCGGAGCTTGTCGCGATTATCAGCCAATCATCCACCTTTGACGCGCCCTGTTCAAGAGCGCCCACAACGTCTTCGCGTATGTCGCATGAGAGCCACTCGTCGACGGTGGAATACTTATTCTGCAAGCCCTGAAGACTTTCTATTCTCATAGGGCGAACCTCAAGGAGGGAGTTTGTCAGGAAATTCTCTATGCCTTTTTTTGTTGAGGTAAGCTTGAGTCGATTCACCTTTGAACCTGTTGTGTTTTGCAGAGAGCCTTCGGTCATGAACTGGAACAGCGGTCCTCTTGACCGAGCGATCGCTGTTCTGAAGGGCGCAAGTATCTCCTCCGCCTGCTTCATTGTCGGCGCTGTCGTGACCTGATGAGTGGTCGATGTATCGACGGTCAGACCATACGCCTGATGGCATTCGCCGTAAACGGTTTTCGCGGCACCTCTTGCTACGATGAGATACTGCTTGTTGATAAGACGTTTCTTGATACGCTTATTGACGTATCTGCCGCCGTGTCCGTCTGGATTCGGAACATACTCGGACCGTTCCTCGAAGTAGTACCAGCCGTACACCTGCTCCCCCCAGAGCTTGAAGGAATCAAGCAGCTTCAGGTCTGAGCCGTCGGTACGCGTCAGCTCGTTTTCGCAGAACCG